CCCGCCGTGCCTGCGTGTCCCATGGATTCAGGCAGCCGGAGTATTCGATTGCCACAGCCTGCGCATCGTGCATGGTGTCCAGCGTCCCGGATTTTTCCTTACTGGCGTAGGCGTGGGCCTGTCCATTGCCGATGCCGTAGCTTGTGACCTGCCCCGGCACGGCCACGAGCGGCGTATTCCCCCCACCTGTTCCCCAACGGGCTACGACAGTTGGGGAACAGGTGGGGGCTTCCTTGTACCGTGCGTCCTGCGCATGGTTTTCAAAAACAACAGGCTTGTCTGCCGGGTGATCCGTAATCATTGGGACATACCCGCCGCCAAGGCCCATACTCGCCGGTAATGTTGGGCAAATACCCGTCTGCGTGACCGTTGCGTGAACCTGATTGCTTTCCAAAGCTACCGGTTGCGCAGGGTTTTCTTCTTGAATGCTGTATACCACCGCGTGCCGGTCAACAGTGTTAACTGTAAAGGATCCGTTTTCTCTTACGCCTGACCCGTTCTGGTTTGTTTTCCGGTCAACCGTATTCCCGCTAATGCAGTATGTCGGTTCTCGAATCAGTTGGAAGAGCGTTTGGTCTTGGAGTGTCGATAGTGTCCCGGTTTTCTCCGTCTGCACCAGCGCACCCTTGCCGCCGCCTGCGCATCCCGAACGTATTTTCAAGGTGTAGGCTGCGTTCCGCCCCCCCTCTGCCACCACTCGATCATTTCCAGCAGAGCAGTTTGTAGTAAGTCCGGCAACTTCTTTCCACGCCGGGATGCACGGGTCAGGATGCCTTGACAGGCTCGTGCGCTCAAATAATATTTCTCCGGCGCGTTGACCTCCAAGGTCGAGGATAAGAGCGATACGCTTTCGGCGCTGGGCCACTCCGAAATATTGACTGTCCAGCTGTCTCCACGCCAAAGACCATCCGTTTCCGGCGATTGCTCCGGCTTTGCTCCATCTGCCCCCCCTCGGAGGTCTAGGAATAACAGCGTTTGGTTGCTCCACGCGGGCAAGTTCTTCCAGGACTGCTCGGAAGTCCTCTCCGTTGTTACTGGAGAAGGCTCCGGGTACGTTCTCCCAAATAGCGAAAGTTGGGTACATTCCATTTGTCGCTTTCCTCATTTCCTTGATGATTCGCACAGCCTCAACAAAAAGACCGGATCGTTCTCCGGCAAGTCCCGCCCTACGTCCCGCAATGGACAAATCCTGGCACGGACTGCCGAACGTGATGCAGTCCACCGGCTCGATTTCATCACCGTGGATTTTTGTTATATCTCCCAGATGAATCATACTGACCTCATTTCTTTTTGCACGGACGGCCGGCATCGAACCGGCTTTCCTACTTATGGGGGATAGTCAGAAGCAGGATCATCCTCTATGCGTCCGCATATCAGACCCGCCCGGCAAGAGAGCGCCGGACGGGGCGGCCACGGCAATGGCCTACCGCTTTTGTTCCTGGGCGGATTGAACAGGGCATTTCTACGCTCATGCTGCGGCGCACCCGTTCCCGTCGATTCCATGCGGGTGCGGCTTTTGCGGAAATGGCAG